GGATATAGGCGCAGGAGATACTGAATATGGCTCAATGGATGTATGCGGTGCCTTTTGTTGGGTCATCTGTGTACGCTTATGATTCATATAAAGACAACATGAGAAAACAAGCCGACTACTATAAGAATACTGGACGTCACGTGAAATATGGAACTGATTCCTATTCTGCGAGAGCTTACCGTACCGTTGGTGCGGAGCTTGACAAGTATGCCCGTGGTGGAAAACGTGCTGTAAAAAATGTTATGGATGTGGACTGAAATGATGCAAAAATTTACTTGGTTTGTGGATATGAATACTTCTGCCAGTGCTTTGCAGGTTGTGAAGATTACTGCTGGCGGAAATCCTGTCAAAAATAGACTTGCTCCTTTTTTTGGTGCATATAAATACTTCAAGTTGGGACCTGTATCTGTGAAATTCGTTCCTGCTTCTACTCTTCCAGTTGATCCGACTGGTCTTAGTTTGGAGGCTGGTGCATCTACGGTAGACCCTAGAGACCAATTTAACCCTGGTCTTATCAGGATAACCAATGGTGAGGATATGGGGGATGAGGCAGGATTCAATGGTGGTTCTACTGATATCGACAAGATGTATTACTCAATGATGCTGGATAGACGCTGGTACAAATTCCAGTTGCAGAGTGGTGTTCGCAGGACTGCTAGACCTCTTTTCTGGTCTATTGCTCAACTTCATCAGGATTCTTTCCCTGGTGCTGTGAGAAATATTCCGAATATCCAACAGAGTTCCTATCCTACGATTGATACAGTGGAGACATACAGAGATACAACGAATAATACTTTCGATAGGGTCATTGCTAGTAATTCATCTCCTAGAGGTATCTTCCAGACTGGTGTTCATGAGAAAATGTCTTGGTTGCCAACTGATTACTTCCAGAGAACAATTCAATTTTCTGGTACTGATAGATTGTACACTGGTTTAAATAATGTTCCCGAGGTCGAACTTATGAAAATAGTTCTCCCTAAAGCTTACAAGACCTTGTTCTATTACAGGGTTTACATCACTGAAACTGTGTACTTCAAAGATCCTGTCGTGCTCAATTATAACACATTCGCACCTATGGATAGGTTCGTACAGGTCAATGTTCCTACTGGTGCCTTGCCTGGAATGGCTCAGGGTGCATCAAACAAGCAGGATAATGTGGTTCGTCCTGGAAATGATGGAGCTGGTGTCCTATGAGTATCTACATAAATAACCAGAAACTCGTACCTTCCGAGTTCATGAAATTTGAGGTCGAAAACGATGAAACTACTGGATTTGCTGATTACTGTGAAGGATTGGCTGAAAGTGAAACTAAAGATTGAGTGGTGAGTTGTCTTTATGGGGGTCAGGGGCCCCCAACACCCATAGGGCGCAATTGTCTACAAACTTCTTACCCCCTAAAGGGGGTAAACCTTCTTAGTATTACGATTAGAAGGTTTGCCCTTCTTCTATGATTACCCATCTGTCGGCTGACAGTTTACCTACCTTTGGTTTGTCATTGGTCATTACCAATACCTTGACCCCTCTTATGTTGCGCATGTTTGCGCTGTACCTAGGGTCGTACACTAGACCATCTTTAACGGTCTCTATGACCGTGTACAATGCATCAGACCAACTCCATGACCTTGGGATATCGATTATGATTAGACCTTCGCCTTTGTAGGCGGAATGTACCCATTGTATGATTTCTTTGGGGGTTGTCATTGTAGGCGGTACGTAACACGCTTGCCCTGTCTCCCATAGGTGGCCTACAAGCCACGATTTGCCCTGTTTACCGAGTTTGTCATACCAAACCATTACCTCCCTGTCGTTTTGCCTTCTAAGGGCCTTTATGACCGCTTTCTGATTCGGTCTTAATTCTCCGAACCTCATTGCTCTAATTTCTGTCGTGTCGTCACTTCCCCAATATTTTCCTTCTTTTCTTTCATATTCCCATTTATCCTGCGCTTTCTCTATGTGCGCAGTTGGAATGTACATTTTGACCCACTCGAAAAACTTGTCATTACTTGTTTGTAAACGGATTTGCCAATGAAGATAACCGTTTTTTCCTTCCTCTTTAGCGATTATCCAGCGTTTGCAATCGTTCTGTTCAATCATGACCATCAATGTACGTTTATGTACATTCCTTGGTATTGTTAGCATGTAAGTGTCCATGACCCTCGATGGAGATACCTATTTATAATTCCCATTGTATATTTATGTTCATCAAGGTATAATACAAATCCTTGATGTGTGATAAACATGTATGGAAAAAGATATGGTGGATATGGCCGTTCCAATTACGGCAGGCGCTCAGGCGGATATGGTGGATACCGTTCCTATGGATATAGGCGCAGGAGATACTGAATATGGCTCAATGGATGTATGCGGTGCCTTTTGTTGGGTCATCTGTGTACGCTTATGATTCATA